CCCTGACGACGGCGACTGTCTCTGGCACGTTCACGTCCACGGCTACTACGGACGCAGTTATCGCTAACGCGACGGCTGGTCTGTATTTCCTGACGGGCGCGATCACCGCCAACTCCACGACGACGAGCGCGCCGAAAGGATCTATCGCCACGACCACCAATGCGACTGGTACGGGTAAGATCTTTATTTCGGACGGCTCCAAGTGGCAGGCTCCGACCTAATTTAATCCTACGGGCGGGCTACGGCCCGCCTGGCCCTTTCCATAGGTGTAAAATGGCTATGATTTATTTGCGCCATGAGCGTCATGGCGTTAAGATCGCTACGCTGGAAATGGAAGCGGAAGCCGACGAAGAAAACGGCTGGGAAAGGTTCGACCCGAATGACGACGACAGCGTACGATCAGATCTGCGGAGCCCTGAGACTACTGGGCGTCCTCGCAGAAGGCGAAACGCCCTCGTCGGAGACAGCGCAGGACGCGCTGACGGCGTTGAATCAGATGATAGACTCGTGGAACACGGAACGCCTGTCGGTCTTTTCAACACAGGATCAGACGTTTCTCTGGCCCGCCGGCGAACGTAGCCGCACACTTGGCCCGACTGGTGATTTTGTAGGCGAACGCCCTGTCCTGTTAGACGACGCAACTTACTTTCGTGATCCGCAGACCAATGTGTCTTACGGCATAAAATTTATCAATCAACAACAATACGACGGTATTGCCGTCAAGACCGTTACCTCAACCTATCCGCAGGTCATGTTTACTAACATGACTTACCCGGACATTGAAATGGTCATCTATCCAGTGCCTTTACGGCTCTTGGAATGGCATTTTATTTCCGTTGAAAAGCTGACGCAGCCTGCGGGTCTTGCCACGGCATTGACTTTCCCGCCCGGTTATCTTCGCGCGTTTCGCTATAATCTGGCCTGTGAAATGGCCCCGGAATTTGGCGTCGAACCTTCCGCGCAGGTGCAGCGCATCGCTATGTATAGCAAGCGCAATCTGAAGCGCATCAATAACCCTGACGACATCATGGCGCTGCCTTACAGCATCGTTGGGACTAGGCAAAGATACAACATATATGCTGGTAACTATTGATTCTAAAGGGTATTCTTGGAATGAAGTTTGCGTTTAGCCAAAATATATGCTTGATGCGCTTCTTCAGGAGTGCCAAACAAACCTATGCGGATAGGTTTGTAATCAATTTTTATTTCAGCCAGCCACTTGCTGTTTTCTTTGCGGACTCCGCGAAAACCGCTTTTGTTTTGGCTTTTATGTTTGTTTTGCGCATTCTCGGCGTTAGAAACTTCACGAAGGTTGATAAACGCATTGTTAGCGCGGTTTCCGTCAATATGGTCAATCTGATTGATTGGCCATTTACCATAAACGTAAAGCCACGCCAAACGATGTGCGTAATGCAAAACATTGTCGAGCCGAATACCGATGTAGCCATGCTTCATACAGCAGCCAACAATATCGCCTATTCTGCATCCTCGCCGCGTTTTAGCCCACGTAAATATGCCGGTGCGCGCATCATAGTCGAGCAATTCATGCAATCGTTCTGGCGTCATGTGGTTAATATTAACTCTGCCTTGTGCGGAGGTCAAGCATGAAGACGCCGATCCTCGGCTCGACCTATGTGTTGCGTAGCCCGAATGCGGCTGACGCCCGCATGGTCAATCTTTTTCCTGAAGTCATACCTGAAGGCGGCAAAGAAGCCGCATGGCTTCAACGTGCGCCAGGACTTCGCCAACTCGCGATCTTTCCGACCGGCCCTGTTCGCGGGCTTTGGCAGTATGGCGGCTATGGCTACGCCGTCGCGGGGACAAAATTATACCGTATAGATACGGACTGGTCGTATCACGAGCTTGGCACCGTAGCCGGCGTCTCTAACGTCAACATGGTCGATAACGGAACGCAGCTCTTTATTGCAGCCGGCGCTAACGGCTATATCTACAATAACAGCGATTTTACGCTGGAATGTAACACGACCAATGGCGACGCTACTGTAACGACATCCAGTACCGCCGACATTTGGGTCGGCCAGCCTGTGACTGGATCGGGCATTCCTTCCAGCACGACGGTCGCCAGCATAACAGACAGCACGACGTTCGAGCTGTCCGCTAACGCCACAGCGACGGCCACAGGCGTTACGCTGACGTTCTCGCCGTTTTTCAGCCAGATCACCGACCCTGATTTTCCTGGCGCTGTCGGCGTCGGATTTCTCGACGGCTATTTTGTCTTTAACGAGCCTAATAGCCAAAAGTTTTGGGTTACGGCGTCGTATAACGGCCTGTCGATTGACGCCCTTGATTTTGCCAGCGCCGAAGGCTCGCCGGACAACCTCGTTACGTTGATCGTCGATCACCGTGAAGTATGGCTATTCGGCCAGAACTCGGTTGAAGTCTGGTATAACGCCGGCACGCCAGATTTCCCGCTTGCCCGCATTCAGGGCGCGTTCAACGAGATCGGCTGTCTGGCCGCGTATTCCGTTGCTAAACTGGATAATGGCCTGTTCTGGCTCGGGGCTGACGCTCGCGGTAATGGTATCGTTTATCGGTCGAAAGGCTATTCCGGTGAGCGCGTATCGACGCACGCTGTCGAGTGGCAGATCCAGCAGTATGCAACGCTTTCGGACGCTGTAGCCTATACTTACCAGCAAGACGGCCACAGTTTTTATGTGCTGAACTTCCCGACTGCTAACACGACATGGGTTTATGACGTTGCGACTGGCGCTTGGCATGAGCGCGCCGGTTGGGACAATAACCAGTTCACGCGTCATCGTGGCAACTGCCAGATGAATTTTAACAACGAAATCGTCATTGGCGATTACGTTGGCGGCGGTATCTACGCTTATGATCCAACGGTTTACACCGAAGCCGGATCTTTGATGAAATGGCTGCGGTCTTGGCGTGCTTTGCCGACTGGCCAGAACAATCTTAAGCGCACAACGCAGCACAGCCTTCAACTTGACTGTGAAGCTGGTGTCGGTCTTGAAGGCTATACGCAGGCCGAATACAATGCGATTACATATATCTACGACCGACAAAATCAGTTTATTCTTGACCGTGCTGGTAGCGCTCTTCGCATTCGCAACTATCAAGACTACTCCATAACGGTCGGTGCAGGCTCTCAGGTCATGTTGCGCTGGTCGGACGATGGCGGTCATACTTGGTCGAATGAACATTGGAAATCTATGGGCCAGATCGGCCAAACTGGCTACCGCACGATCTGGCGGCGTCTCGGCATGACGCTGAAATTGCGTGACCGCGTGTATGAGGTATCTGGCACCGATCCGGTTAAGATAGCGATTATGGGCGCGGAACTTATCGCGGATCAGACAAATGCCTGATTACGCTAACAATACTCAAATCCCGGCAGCGCGGGTGTCTATCTGGGACACTGTAACAAACTTTGTGTCGCGGGAATGGTATCGCTGGTTCTATAATATGTATATGGCTGTTGAGGCCGGCCGGCGATACGGTTCATTTTACAGCACGACGACGTTCACGCCGGCTGCTACTGGAACGGCTTACGCCATAACTTTTAACAACACTTACACTCGCGCCGATGGGTCAGATGTAACATACGGTGTTTATATTGGAACGCCGACGTCGCGTGTTTATGTAGACAATACAGCTACATATAATTTTCAATTTTCAGCGCAATTAAAAAATATATCTGGATCGGGGCATAGTGTTTTTATTTGGCCTCGCGTTAACGGCGTCAACGTAGATGATTCCGCGACACAAGTAACTCTAGGCGGCGGCTCAAACGCTGCGGCTGTTGCCGCGTGGAATTTCGTGCTAAACCTTCAGACAGGCGATTATCTTGAACTGATTTACTCAGTTGACAGTACAAATATCCAAATTCCGTATGTAGCCGCGTCTAGCCCGGTTCCGGCTATCCCTTCGGTCATCTTGACCGTAACAAGTTGTGTAGGTGTCTAAATGGCCGTCGTAACTCCCACAGCTAAAACGCAGTTCATTGACGCCGCTGGCGCTCCGCTGGCGGGCGGTAAGCTCTACACTTACGCCGCCGGCACGACGACGCCACAGGCGTCTTATACGGACTCGACCGGCGCGACGGCCAACAGCAACCCAGTCATTTTGGATTCGCGCGGCGAAGCGAATGTATGGCTTGGTGAAGCCGTCTATAAGTTCAAATTGACCGACGCCAACGATGTTGAGATCTGGACGGTCGATTATATCGCCGCACCGACGACGGCGCTCTCGCCAGTTCTGTCCGGTAACGTCACAATTTCAACGGACTCGTCTGGCCCGGCGCTCAAGATTACGCAGACCGGCACGGGCAACGTAATGACCGTTCAGGATAGCGTTGATCCTGACGCAACGCCTTTTGTCATCAATTCCGCCGGTCTTGTGGGTCTTGGCACAGTTGCTCCGGCGGAAGCGCTTGATATTGATAACAGCGGAAAGATTCAGTTTTCCGCGTCTGGAACGGCGCGCACGATTATATCGGCGGACGCGACCAACTCAACAATTGATGTTAAAGGCAGCCGTAATTTTGTCGTCAAGACAAACGGATCGACGGTTTTTACTGCGACTGACGGCGGAGCGGGGCTGTTCACTGGGAATGTCGTTGTTACTGGCGGCGTTACAGCTACTACTTTTACCGGCGCATGGGCGAACGTCCCTGCCGGAACAGTTATGTTATTTGTTCAAACTTCAGCCCCGACCGGATGGACAAAATCGACGACACATAACAACAAAGCGTTACGCGTTGTGTCTGGATCGGCGTCTTCGGGGGGTAGCGTTGCATTCACGACGGCGTTTGCGTCACAAGCTGTCAGCGGCACAGTTGCCAGCTATACACTGACAACGGCGGATATTCCGTCGCATACGCATACGGCTACAGTAACTGATCCAGGCCATTTTCATACAGTTACTACAGGTGGTTCGGCGGGTTCTGGCTATGCGTCTCTTACGCAGAGCACAAACACTACGCAAAACACCGACACTAAAACGACCGGTATTAGTGTTAGCAATAGTAGCACCGGCGGCGGCGGCGGGCATAGTCACGGCTTTACTGGCACAGCAATCAATCTTGCCGTGCAGTATGTAGACGTAATCATAGCGACGAAAGACTAATGGAACTTAAAAACGGAACTTTTTGTCCGCTCATCAAAAAAGACTGCGTGCAGCTTAAATGCTCGTGGTTTACGCTTTTGAGGGGTACAAATCCTAACACGGGCAAAGAGATCGATGAATGGGTATGTGCTGTTGCGGCTATGCCTATGCTTCAGATCGAAGTGGCCAAAGAAGTCCGGCAGGGCGCGGCGGCTACTGAGTCTTTTCGAAACGAAGTTGTTACTATATCATCACAACCTGTAACGCCTATGATTGGCAGGAATTAAGCTATGAACCCGATTACAATGGCATTACTCGGCGGGACTAGCCTAGTTTCAGGCGGTCTTGGCTATCTTGGCTCTCAACAAGCCGGTCGTGCGCAGCAGCAGGCAGCGCAGACATCAGGGCTGTTTGGCCTCATCGCTCAACAGCAGGCGCAACAGCAGGCTAAAGAAGCCGCTGAAAAAGGCGCGGCAGCGGCAAGCGATTATTACGGTCGCGGGCGGCAGGATATACAGGATTATTATAGCCGTGGCGCAAACGCTCTGCGAGAATTCTACGGTCAAGGACGTGAAGATTTATTAGGTCAAGCGGCGCTGGGTGAAGCGGCTGGGCGTGAGTTCTACGGTCAGGGCGTCGGGTTCCAAGAGCCCTATATGACGGCCGGTGCTGGCGCGACAAATAGATTGGCGGCGTTATTTGCGCCGGGCGGCGAATATACGCGTCAGCCAACGCTTGAAGAACTTCAAATGGACCCTGGCTATGCGTTCCGCACACGCGAAGGCGAACGGGCTATGATGGCGCTTCAGGGTGCGTCTGGTCTGCGCGGGTCGGGCGCGGCGTTGAAGGCCGGTATTCGCTATGGCCAAGAAGCGGGTAGTCAAGAATATCAGAGCGCATATAACCGCTTTATGGCTAACCGCGCTGCGGCGACGCAGGGACTGCAAAATCTGGCTGGCACAGGTGCTGGCGCAGCCGGCACAGCGACGGGGCTTGCGGGTCAAGTCGGCACAAACCTTATGGGCCAGCGGTTTGGGGCTGGCTCAAATCTTGGGTCTATGGCAGGGACAACAGGCGCTAATCTGTCGGGGATAGCTTCTACAGCGGGCTCTAATCTCGGCACTATGGCGTCGAACGCCGGAGCCACGACGGCTGGGGCTTACACGGGCGCTATCCCGACAATGGCGGCGCTTACTTCGGCTAATCCTTACGGCACGGCTATGGAGAACGTCGGTCAGGCACGGGCGTCCAGCTATATGGGCGGCGCTGGTGCGCTAGGCCAAGCACTTAATACTATACCTCAGAACTATATGACGTATAGTATTCTGAACCGTATGCAGCCACAAATGGCCTCCGCGGCTCCGGCTGGATATGTTCGATATAATCCCGGCGTAAATCAAGGCCCGCAATTCCCATAAGGTTTCGCAAATGCCCGTTCGATATGACATAGCCGCTCAGATCCCGCAGTATGGCGGCGGTGGGGGCTACGACCCCGTGAACATGATGGCGCAGCTTCAGTCGATGGATTATCGCCAGCGCCAGAACGCGCTTGCCGATGCTCAGTTAACTGAATACCAGCGGCAAAGACAGGAAGAAGAAGGACTGCGCAACTATATGGCGCAAAAAGGCGTCGACCCAATGTCTGAAGAATTTCAGCGCCGTGTCGCCGCCATATCACCTAAATATCTTCCGGGTTTAATGTCGGCTCGCGCTGGCGCTATCCGTGATATTAGAGTGGGTGAAGAGGCACAGGCGCGCATAGGCCAAGCCAATCGTCGGCTTGAAGCTGAACTGCCGGGGTTAATAGCCGGGTCAGATAGAGTCAAGTTGGAAAAAGAATTACAGCAGCTTAAAAAAATGCAGGCTATCGCCGGCAATGTATTACAGCGCGGTGGTGAAGGATTTGACTCGCTCAAAAAATTAGCCGTCGGCACTGAACTAGAACCTTTGCTCGGCGACAAATACAACGAAAATAATGTCCGCGCTTTAGCGACCAATATTGAAACCGTGCAAAAATATCTTGAGCCGCAAATGGGTGAAGTCGCGGGCAAGAAGGGTCAGATTCGTCCGGCGCTTGCGCCCGGACAAGCCCCTGTGTTTACAGAAACTATGGTCCAGGATGTTGACGCAGGTAATGTGCCTGCGCCGACAGTGTACGCCCCCGGTAAAGAGCCTATGCAAGGGCGTCTTGTAACCGAAGGTATGCCTGACGAACGCCGCCCCGCGCTGCTTACCCAGAGACAGGCCACTGAAAAAACAGGCCGCGAACAATCGTCGCAGATATTTGGCGAACTTTCGGGTATTTTCACTCAACTTGCCACACGCGGGACAATGCCATCAGTGTCTATGACACCTTCAGAATCGCTTCGCGCTGTGAGCGCCGGATCGCGCGCCGGGCAAGAAGTGGCGCGTGTGCTTGACCCAGAATCGCAGCGTCTGCGCGACGAAGCGTCGGCTACCATTGATCAATGGATTCAGACCAAGCGTCAGTCGGGAAGCATTTCGGCGCAAGAAGCTAATACGATGGATGAGCTTGAGCGATTGAAATCCATGCTTGGCAGTCCTCGCATGACGATTGAAGCCGTGCAAAATATCCTTTCACGCGCCGATAGATTTTCTGGTCTAGGCAAGCTCAAAGGATATGAGCCGTCCGAAGACGAAAAAAAGGGCGTTATTGACGCGCGTAAATTGACGACTGGCGGCAGCGCTTCTGCTGCACGGCCTCCGCTGTCTTCTTTCTTTGGGAAATAGCCATGAAATTTAACGTGTCGGGCGCAAAAGAAGCAGGCTATTCAGACGAAGAAATTCGTAAATTTCTGCTTTCTACGCCTGAAACTGCTGAAGCTAAAAAAGCTGGGTATTCAGACGAAGAAATATTTCAGCATTTTGGCTTGGCAGCGCCTGAATCGACGGCTATGCGCACGGCTAAAGTCGCGGCGGGCGGCGCGGCGGGGCCGCTTTTTGGTTTGGCTTCAGGCGCATTGGCTGGATTGGCTACTGGTGGCGGTTTAGCGGTGGCGGCTCCAATGGCTGCTATTGGCGCGGGCGCTCTCGGCGGCGCGGAACTTGTCGGAAATATCTATAATTTAGGCCGTAGCGCATTAGGCTATGAGCCCGTCAAAACTCCATATCAATATGTTCGTAGCGCTACCGAAAAAGCGTTTCCGTCGGTCGCACCTCAAACTTCGTATGAAAATGTTGTGCGCGCCGCATCTGAAGGCGGCTTTGGTGCGCTGACTGGTGCTGCTGGCGCGGGACAGATAGCCAACGCCATGTCACAGGCAGGTCGCGCGGTTCCCGCAGCGTTGCGTGCTTTGGCCGCGCAACCTGTGTCCCAAGGTATCGCCGGAGCGGCTGGCGCGGCTGCGCCCGAAGCGCTGGCGCAAGCCGGCGAGACTAACCCCTATGTTCTTGGCGCGGCGGGTTTAACGGCTGGTTACGGCGCGGGGCGGTTCGGTGTATCCGCCAGACCTACTGTCGGTGCGCAGGCTGAAGCCAAACGCGGACGTATGCAGCTTCGCGAAGAAACCGCTTTCAGGCGTGCGTATAATACTGGCGGTATGTATGACAACGCCAACTTTAATAACTTTCTGATAAACACCGAAGCTGATCTTAGAAATGCGGGTTACGCGAATGACCCTGAAATGCGCGGCGTCACCCGCGCGTTAGATCAGCTATCGGATGCTGGTCGCAGTAATGTCCTTGACGTTCAGGAAATTCACCGTCTTCGCAAACGCATAAACGATACACTAACGTCAAAAGACCCAAATGTTCAGCGTCTTGGCTATATGCTGCGCGACAGTTTCGATAATTTTATATCTGACCCGTCTAATGCACGCGCCGGATTTGAGCCGGCGACTGAACGCGCCGTTGGATACCTTAACCGCGCCATAACAACCTCGTCGCGGCTGTTCCGAAATGATGAGATACGCGAAGCCGTTCGGCTTGCTTCGGTGTCAAAGCGGGATCAACTTGGCGCGTTAAGTAATGAGTTTGGTAAGATATTCCGCGATCCGGATAAGATCGCGCGGTTCTCACCTAATGAACAAGAGATCATCGCTGATCTGGCGGCTGGCCGCGCTTCGCCGCGCGCCGTGCAGCTTCTGGGCGCTTTAGCGCCATCCGCAGATTGGAGCGGTATCGCCAAAGGCGTTGTCGAATTTGGCCCGGCTATTATGGCTTCAGGTGCTATACCAGGGGCGGCGGTATTCTCGCCTGTTGCATCACTTGGTCTTGCTGGAGTCGGCGCGGGTAGTATCATGGCCCGCCGCGCGCAGAATGCTATGGCAGGCCAAGCAGCGCAAAATCTTATGGCGTCTACATTAGGTGGCGTGCCTACGTTGCCGCCGGATTACAGAAACCTTGCGCCGGCATTCGCTGCCGGATCGCAAATTCTTAACGCAATGGCGAGATGATTATGGTCGAATATCAAGTTCTCTTTGACGTAGCCATTGGCGTGATCGGCGTGCTGGGCGGCTGGACGCTTAACACCGTTTGGGCGGCTGTTAAGGATCTTCAGCAAGCCGATAAAGAGCTGGCGGAAAAGGTCGGGCA